CGGACCACTCGATCTGACAGTTGGTATCTGAAGGCCTGTCCCCACTACGGGATCATACAAGCTTACATTTCTCCAGAATCTCAATCAGAGTCTCATTGTGGACCTACAGCACCTTAGGGTCCTGTGTCTCAGTGGAAGTTCGGTAAAGGACGTCGGGAGGCCAGGACCCACTCACCCGTAAGGGAAAGTGACTCTTGATCTCCTTTGATCTCACCCAACCATCTCAATCTACCTCGGCTATCGAGTGTTCGATCTTGTTCACTCAAAACACCGGCCTTAAGAAGTCGGCCTGCTTGACGGGCCTTCTCGCCGGTAAGTCGCTTCGATGACCAGTTGCGGGAGGAGAAGATCTTGTTAAGTTTCTGCTCCTTCTGCTGCCTGGAGAATTCATCGACCACTACATTGATCTGATCGACGAAACCAGCTAGGAATTCTTTATTCCAAAACTGTTCGTCCTCCCCGTGGAACCGCAGACTCTCGATGTCTGCGACCGGAAGCAGAACTCTTTCGATCTCGAGAGTATCTTGAATCTCTCGGATTTCTGCTTGGACACTCTCCATGAAGGAGACGGAGGCCATCGAAGGGGTCATGTCCTGAACCCATCGGTGAGCGTCCGCTGGAATTGCCTTAAGGGCAAGCATCTCCAAGTGGTCCTCAATCGGGAAGTTGTAGTGGCGTGGGGGCATCAATCCTAAGCCCCCACAAGTTTGTGGTTTATACCAGGAGGGGCTGTTGGTAACAACCCTCCTATCGGCTCTTGCAAACCGATACAAACGTGCGACTTGAAGGTCATTAAAGACCTTGATAGCCATCTCTCTCATCGCTGGTCGAACAACAGAATCTCGTTCAATCTCACCGTCAAGTTGTTCTAGGAGCCCTTGAGTCCGCGAAGGGATGGTGTTATACCACTTTGCGTAGTCCTCAGAGAACGATCCGTTGCGGTACTTCTTCCGAAGCACCGTGAGGACCTTCTCGGGTTGAGGTTCCTTCCCCTGGAAGGGACGGAGGTGACTCTTGGTTAGTTTCCGGAAAGCGGAAGCTCCGTGGACGGCGGTGACGTAGATTTTGAGATCTGAATCTGAGAGCTTCAGTGGGTCAAACCCAGAAGCCGCTTGGGAGCGACTTCCACCACAGAGCAATCTCGAGTTAAGGGCCTTCTCCAGTCGGAAGAGGACCGCGGGTCGATGGTACTGGCATGATTTGTCATTCTGAAATAAATAAAGTTCAGAGTTAATGACACATGCATCTCGAGAGGTGTAGTTTTTACCTAACGAGAACTTAAGCCCGCACTCACCAGTGATCTGTTTCCAAATCTCATAGTGAGCCCTATCTCGAGCCCAGAAAAGGACATCATCTCCGTTCACACAGACCGGGAGGTCTGAAAGGTGAAAGGAGCGCTTATAGCTGCGTTGGTATGCAACCAGTGTGGCGGCCATGTTCACCAGGCAGAGAACCGGGAAACTAGTGGGAGAACCCATAAGTTGACCCCAGGTCTGCGGGTGGAGGCTACCGTCCTT